TTGCGACTGGTCGTTCCAACGTAGTGCTTCAGCAACCCATTGGTCACCTGAGCACCAACTGTAATTGTGATCTCTTCAGCCATGTGTCAACCTCTAATCTGAAAAAAACGGCAGGGGGATTGCTCCCCCGTGCCGCCACGCCGAGACGAAAGACGTACTCGAATTAAACTGCTGCAACGTCGTACCACTGGAGTTCAACGTAGGTGCTCGACCCGTTCTCGAAGTAGGCCGGCTTGAGGCTGATGTCAACCGACATGCCGTCATTGAGTGGGAAGTCCATGCTGTTGGTGAAGACACAGAACCCACCGCGGACACCTTCAGCCGCTCCGTCAGCACCAGTGATGGTGTTGCTCATCAAAGCAAACTCAGCAGCGCAGCCACTGAGGAACAGGGTTCGGATGGTGTCGCAGTTGGTATTGTTCGTGCGGAAGGTCAGCTTGCCGCTGATTTCCACATCGATGCTGCCGTGACCAAACATCTTGAATTTGGAAGTCCGGTCGCTGACATCAAAGCTGTCAGCCGTCATGGTCAACGACAGGTCGCGGGCTTCCTTGATGTGGGTCCAGGTTGGGGACGCAACCGTACCAGAGTTGTGGTACAGCTTGGCATCGCGGCCTGAATTCTTTGAACAGTAAGTAGTTGGCATTATGGATACCTCAGTTTCTCGAAGTGATAGACGAAATTAGTAACAGACATGAAAATCCCATCCGTCCGCAACATCTGCGGGTCGTAGATGGGGTTGTTCTCGAACGGCAAAATCAGTCGAGCACTGTGGGCCGGCTGAATCTCGTTTGAATTACCATCAAGCACAGCTGGAAGTTCAAGCGTCTGCTGCGTGTCCCAGCACAGGAAGTCCTGAATCTGCTCCACCAAAGCAACGCAGTCATCAACGTCGGTTTCACGCGAGGCTGCGTTAATTCCGATGCTCCGCATCACACCGATGGCGACGGTATAGTTCAGGTATTCCCACGCCCTGTCGTGCACTTTGCCCTCAAGGCCTCCGAGCATGACAAAACATTTGGCAACTTGAATCTTTTCCTTTTGTGCCTCTGGCACAGAGGACCGCTGAAAAGTCACAGGCACCACCCAGCTAGTCTCACCGGACTCCGACCAATACGGAGCGGAACCATCCTGAAGGAGGTCCACCACTGCACTGGCAATTCGTGTTCCGGCCGCGCGTCGATAACCCATTACAGTTCTTTAGCCTCTTTCGTGTGGACCCTCCAAATCGTGCGACTCACGTCGCTGTGCCTGTTAGGCTCGCCAGCGTGAGGCATGACCTGAAACGTCACCACAACACCGTCAATCGTCTCGTCAATCTGGTCATCAGGCTGCGGCTCTGTAAGCTCGCCGTCGATGACATACTCTTTTGTGTCGATGAAAAAGTCTCGGTATCGAACCAAAACAGCCATGTCCTCCGAGACATACTCTTCGGACCTCGTCTCACCAATCGTCGCAATCGCTTCACCAGTCAAAGCAACACCATCGACAAACCTGCGGAGAACGACGCGCCGACCGGAAACCCGTTTCATCGGGCCCCGGGCAGCAAGCATCGCTCTCTCTACAGGTGTTGTCATGGCGTCAATCAGGACTAGGTTTCAATCGCTTCGGTGCTGGTGATGGCTTCCGTCACGATGATCGGAATGCCTTCGACTTCGCGGGGAATCGGAGCGGGAGCACCAGTTGCGTTCGTCGCGGTTCGCGACTTACGCAGCTGAGACAGCGACCGGCGATTCATCACGATGTGGGTCGGGACGCGACCGCCTGGGAACTTCGACAGAGCCTGATAAATCAGGTCGTCGGTCAAGCCCTTGCCCGAGTCTTCAGTCAGGTTGGCGATACGAGCGATGTCGTAAGCACCACCGATTTGCAGACCACACCAAGCAGAGCCTGGGGTGTAGTAGGCTGGGAAGTGCTTGCTGCTGCCGTCCAGCATGTCCATCACGACGGTTTCACCGAGTTCAATCGGGTTGTCGTCGCGCATAACGCTGCACATTGCGTTTTCGCTTGCAGTGATGAGCCAGCAAGACGAACCAGTGCTGGCGGTTGAACCGCCGGCGTTGACAACCATCGTGTCAGCCAGTGCGTCGAACTGAGCGTTGTCGAGCAGACCTGCAAAACCGCCGGCGTCACCAACGCCGGTGCCGTAGAAAATCTGCTTTTCAAAATGGTAGAAAGCAGCCTTGAGGTGACGCAGACCTTCGCGGGCGATGAGGGCGGGAGCACCACCCTTGCGCCATGCCTTGGCCAGCGCGTAGTCAACGGCCCAAGAGAAGTCCAGAACCTTCAAGTCGATCGACACTACGGTGTCAGCCGAGCTGTCCAGTTCACGACCCGCATTCACGGCGCGGAAGCCGACGACAGGAGCACCAGTCTCCTTGACGTACTTGTGGTTCGTTCCGTTGCTGGAAGAAACCATTGGGAGAGTCATCAAAACAGGAGCAGCCTGGCTCAGGTCAGTAACTTGAGCAGGGGACAGATCGAGGGCGTCGCCCACGAAGTCTGCCAATACAAAGAGATCATCAGCCATTTGTCAAATCCTTACCAAAAAGTAACGTCGTTTTTCCAAACACCCGTCAAACGTCTCGCCGCCAACTACGCCTTCAGACGAATGTTGGACACAAAACCACCTCGAACCTTCGAGGGAGACGCTAGATCACCTCCTCCCTGGGACAAAGGCACTGACTCGGACTGCTTCGACAGTTCGAGTTCCTTCTTCAACTTCTCGTTTTCGGCTTGCAGTTGCTGCAAACGGCGAGATTGCGCTTCTGCGAAGGAGATCCCTTCGATGTACCAGAAGGCACCTTGTTCGCCGAATTCACAGACGAACCGCTTAACCTCTTCGCGAGGGTCGGCAGAAGAAAATTCCACAGCGTTGGCCGGCTTAACTTCAGGAGCAACTTCGCTTGTAGCTTCAGCTACAGGCTCGGTGGCAACTGGAGTCTCGACGACTTCCGCGACTTCGGTTTGCTCTGAGAAGTTTCCTTCAGCGAGCTTCCCCATTTCATTTGCTTTCACGATGGATAGTCCTCTCGTTGAAAGAAACCTCTTTAGAAACCCGCTGACCCTTTCAGGATCAACGCCGAGCATTACGAGCTCGGGTTTTTTGTCTGTCGTCTCACCAGTGATGTATGACAGAAGTGCTTCCGCCTCTTGGAAGACTTCGTCTCGCGCGAACAGCCCGTCAGGGTTGGCCGCAGGATCGTCCACGATGTCCACGGCGCGGAGTTTCGCCAGGCGGACATGTGGGTAATTGTTCACGTTTTGCGGGTCGGGTGACTTGAACCCCGAGAGGTCCACGTTGCCGTTGCGGTCAATCGTCGCGCCGTTCTGGAGCATGAACTTGATTTCAGCCTCCACATCGCGGCTAAAGCTGATGGACGCTCCAAAACTGGACGGATCCTCAGCTGCACGTTCAATGATGTGTTCGCCAAGGTCGCCTTCCGGTGTCTTGCGGCTCGACTTCCAGAAATGCAGGTCACCACGAACAACGTCAGGCGAGTCCGAGGGTGCCCAAGTCACACGACCAAGCCCCTTCGCCAAACCGTCACCACTCATGTCGGGGTGTGTGTATCGCGACTTGATGCCGGCGTCAGCCACCTTCAAAGCCGCGTTGACCTCGGAGATAAAGGTGGTGTCAACCCACGCCTCATGACCAAGTGCCTCACCACGGGTGATCACCGCGAGACCAGTAATCAATCCGGCACCGAAGCGTCCACCGGCGTTGAGAACACCGGAGTTCTTCGACAGCCCACGCCCGACCGGAGCACGGTAGTAGGTTGGTGCCTTACTTAGATTGCTTTTTTTGGACATCGCTGCCTCCGTTGTTTTGTTGTTTCGCTGCCGCTTCAGCCTCGGCCTTCTTAGCCGTCAGTTCAGGGTTCGGGTCAACCCCGAGTTCCTTCATGTACTTCTGCTCTTCGGCCAGTTCGTCGATAACGTCCCGCCAGTCGTCGCCGTCAGTTTCCATACGGACCTGAGCGCGACTCTTGAGACCTGCGTTGATGGCTTCGATGTTCGCTTTGACTTCATCGCCAGGGTTCCACCACGGAACACCTTCAGGGATCCACTGCCACATCATCTGCTCTGGGTCGTAGCCGGCAGGAGCAACGAACTCACCGTTCTGGATCGCCAAACCAAGCCGCCACTTCAGCCAGGTGTCGTTGAACTCCTGAATGTCGCGCTGCTTGTCGCGTACCGACTTCTGGTACAGGATGAGAGCCGACTTGGCACCAAAGAAGTTCGTGTGTGCCTCGTCGTAGAAGCTGTATGGAATGCCAAGCGACTTCAGCGAAACGGCAATCAGCGTCTGCCAGAAGTCTGCTGTGTTTGCGCCGGGGCTGTTGCCCTCCAAGAACTCAGCCTTCTCGCCCGGGTTCAGGTCAAGGAAGATTGGGCCCTTTGAGAAGTCGATGTTGTAGTCTTTGGTGCTGGAGCCAGAGCTGTTGCCGTCGTCGTCACCAATCCCACCACCCCAATCAGTCTCCGCTTCGCGGTAGATGCTCAACGCAAACAGCTGGGCAATCTTGCTCTTGGCAAGCGCGTAGTCGAATCCCTCGTAGAGTCCCATCAGTGTGTTAATCGCCGAGGCAATCAACGGCACACCACGGTACTGGTCAAACCTGTCGAAGTAGCCAAACCAAATTGCTCGACTCGCGCCGATAATCCGCTCAAGCTCAAACGACTGAGCACCAGTTCGTTTATGCACTGCGTACTGCGAGACACGACCGTAGGGCCCAACACGAAGACCTTGAACCCACTGACCCGTGGTCTCATGGTCGAGACCGGGGTCGCGGACGCGGTCGCCCTCAATCGCCTGCATCCAAGCACCAGTCTCGGACGATACCTTCACAACCAGGATGTCACCATCGATAACCCGGGATGCTTCCAACATCCGAAGAAAACGGCGGTGCGGATGCCTACCCGTCACATCGAAGTTCTCAGCCATCATCAGCCGTTCCACAAACCGTTCCAGTTCGCGGTCGAAGTCGCGGTCACCGGAACGGCTGCGGAAATTGTGGCTAACGACGAAGTCTAAATGCTTATCGATCATCCACCGAGCGGTGGCGAAGTTGCGACGAATGTCGCGAGCAGAGGCAACGACCACCTTGCGGTCGCTGCCCTTGAGCACCTTGTCTTCGCTGTCAAGATTTGTGGCAGGAATGCGGCGACGGTTCGTCTGCTTGGCGGCATCATAACCACCAGTCGTGGCGAAACCCGTCCACTTCGCAAGCCGATTTAGAAAGCTCATTCAGCCCTCGAGATATCAATCGACCCGAACATTGGACGAGGAACACGCTTGCCCTGCAAATTCGCCAGCTTGGCTCGCAACTCTCGCAGCTGCCGCCGGCAGTGCTCAAGGTCGAACGAAGTAGAACGACCGTCTTCAACCACTTGCGTGACGCCAGAGTTGACAATCGCCTCAAGCGCGCTGATGTCGATCCTCAGTTGTTCGATCTGCGTAGCGTTGCTCATATAAAAACTCCATGCCATGCCGAGCCCAGCCCTGCCAAGCCGCGCCACGCCTTGCCGCGCCCTGAACATCACATAGTCGCGGTGACTAGCTATGTTTCAACACAAAATCTGCCTCATATTTGGAAATCAAATTAGAGGGTGTTGAACGTCTTCTCTGAACGAAGCTGACCACAAGAGAGACAGCGGCACCTGCGAAACGTCACCGAACTGTACGGCAACCCGTTGTGCTCGCCAGACGATTGCACATGTCTCGGCGTTCCGATGTAACTGGACCTCTGCGTGGAACCACACTTCGGGCAGCATGTCTGCTGCACTTCCACTGTTTCCACGTCCTGCGTCTTCGCGCCCTTCGGCCGACCGCGTTTCTTCTCTTCCATGATTCACCTCTAAAAAGTCACATTGCGCCTCGGTGCTGCACGCGCAGGCACCACTGGACGCTGTATCGATTTTGTCTCTTCCTTCTTCGCGGCAGGTTTCTTCGGCTGCGGACGCCGGCTTGGGAACTTCGCGCCAGCCGCGTGTGCGAGCACAGCTGCACCAGTCAAGCAGTCAAGAAAGTGGTTGTCCCGCCCCGGTATCAACGACCACTCGTCAACCGTTCTGCCGTTAGCCTCAACGCGGTCAGGCCGCTCTGCCGTCAACTGCTCAGACAACATTCTGTGGCTCTGCCCACTACCAAGCTTGTGCAGGTGAATCGAGCCCGATGTGCCTGGAGGCAACCGCAGACCTGAGTTCACCTTGCTCTTCCAATAATTCGTGTCGTACAGCATCAGGAAGACCTTCGCCTTGGTCGGCGCGAACTTCCACTGCCCCTCAACGCTCTCACGCGCCTTCGGCTTGACCGCAGGGTCCACCAGCGGGTTGCGCTTCGCGCCGATACCCATACCCTTGCTAGGGCGCAGGATGTTCTTGTACTTGCTCTGCCGGCAGAACCGATAAACCTCTGGTGCGTACTCACCCCAACCCGAGTCAATCGCCAGCGCAGTGAGCGACATCTCCTCACCAGTCTCTGTGACGTACACTCGGCCAGCTAACTCGTTCACCAGTTCCTCAAGACTTCGGCCAAGTGCCGTCGCGAAGTCACCCTTGAACTTCTGGCGAATCGTCTTGTGAATCGTCGATAGCGTGACGTAGTTCGTCGGCTGGTCGGGATACACACCCGCCGCGATCACAGTGCCGCTGAAGTCCGACTTCTGCCACGCGACGACGGTCCACCACAAGCACTTCTCCGAGATGTCGATAAACGCAGTCAGCAGGTCGGCATCCTCTGGCACCACCAGACGGGAAACCTTACAGGTGTTCCCCTCCACCTCGCCGGGAGTCAGAGGTTTCTGATCACCAGCAGTGATCTCCTGTGGGTCGTTCTGACACTCCGACTCGAACGCAGCCATACCGTAGTCGTAGATGAAGTCCATCGCAGCCTGAATCGTGCTGCTCTGGTAAGCACCTGGGCTGAACGCAAAGTCCCAAGTCGTCTTGGACCCCCTGTCCATCTCCTCACGCCGTTCCAAGTAGAACTGCTGCGCCTCCATCTTCGCGCGGAGGTCATCTCCAGGCATGTGCTCGTTGTACGTTTGACGAATCGCTCGATACTGCTCCCACAACTCCAGATTCTCTGGCATCGACTCGACCATCTTGTACCGAACAGTGACAAACGCCCGGTTCTTCGTGAGGCTGTGAGCGTAGTCATCAGGCGCAATGATCGTCGCGTTGTTGATGATCGCCACCTGCCTTTTGCGAGATCCCAAGAAGGCAATGTCGCTGTACAGCGTCTTGAGCAGTTTCGCCACGCCTGTGACACTGATCGCATCCTCCGACGACTGAACGTCGTCAAGGATAACCACAGTTGGACGGCGACCCTTGATGTTCTTTCCGCGTGTTTTCTTGAATGGCCGAGCGACTATGATCGCGCCGGAGGACGGGGAGCCGGGAATCTCAGGGAACATGATCGTGTCCCCCTTGATTGAGATGTTTGTCTTCTTGCCCTGATAGACTTGGTACTGGCCTTTGTGGGGGTTACCCTGCAAAACGTGAAAGCACTTAAGCTCAGGGAAACACGACAGCAACTTCTCGTTTTCAGTGACCGCAGAGAGAATCAGCTTCAGCAGGTCGTTCGCCTTCTCCGTGGAGTCGCAGCAGACCACCGCGAAGTTCTGCACACCCTTCAGGACAGCCCACAGTACACCAAGGCAACTGCGGGTCGATTTGCCGTAACCGCGAGGCTCCAGTTTGTTCAGCCGCCCCGAGCCGCGCTCGTAGACCTGCTGCTCATGTGCCATGCTCGACTTCTGCACCTCACCGAACGGGTCCGAGAACAAGTCTGGGAACATCTCGGTGAGAAAGCACTCAAGCGAGGCAAGCACCCGAGCCTTCTGCTCAGGGTCTTCCACCTTCGGAAGCTCGCCGACCTCGTTGATCGAGGCGACTTTCTTCTGCTGGTACTGCCGGTTGTACTCTTTCTTATCGAACGCCATCAGCAATCCATTTGTGACTGTAACAAACGCGGTTCAAGTCAGGCCTCCAGTGCTCTACGCTGCCGAGGTTCTTGTCACCGCGACGACTCTTCTTCCGATTACTGTCCGTGCCTGTCCAGTTCGGATGCCGCTCACGGTACTCACCCATCCGAGGATGAGATGT